ATGTAGAGATCCGCCTCGGGATTGGCGCATTCTCCGCCACCACGTTCCCCACCGATCAGGCCGTTTTCGACTGGATGGCCCAGTTTGCGTCCAAGATCACCGTGGCGGTGGCCGAGGTCGGGCTGACCATCTCGCCGGACTCCGCCTCCGCGGACCACCTGGACCCCACCACCGACCTCGGGAAGCTCTGCCGGGCCGCCAACGAGCTCAACGCCGCCGGTCAGGTCCTCCTGGCTCTGGACGAGAGGGCCGAGGGTAAGGAGGTCTCGGGGACCCCGAAGCTCTACCTGGACATGGCCTCGGCCATGCTGGAGGGGTGTGTCTCCATCGCCGCCATCCAGGCCGGAGGCTCCGGGGATGTCCGGACCCACACCACCACCGGGGGGATCACCTCGACGTCCTACACCGAGGATCCCAACCTGGGCGAGGAGAGATCCAGGTCGGACGGATGGAGCCTGGACACCAAGAATTGAGGAGGACCAGCCTCGTGAAGATCAAGGCAAAACACACCTACCGGATCCGCAACTCCAGGGGCCTGGAGGACCTGGGGGATCAGTTGACCGGATGGGTTATCCTCCCCAACCAGGAACTGGAGGTGACCGAGGCACAGGCCTTGATCCTGTCCTCCAAGGGCCTCCGGTTCACCTCCGTGGCCACCGGGGAGTCCCCGGTCAAGCCCAGGCGGAGGGGGACGTCCAAGTGATCTCGGCCTCCGCCAAGGCCAACCCGAGACTCCGGGACCTCCACCGCCTCATGACCCCATCCAAGGAGGCCGTGGCGGATGCCACCGAGGACGCCGATAAGGTGTTCCGCCGGATCGAGCGGACGCTATTCTCCAGCCAGGGGAAGTCCGGGGGGAAGCCCTGGCCTGCCCTCTCGACCAGGTACGCAAAGTGGAAGGCCAGAAGGTTCCCTGGGCGGAAGATCCTCACCTTGCGCGGAGACTTACGCCGGAGCTTGACCGATAAGGGCGGTGAACACCTGGCGCATTCCTTCCGCGGGCCCCGAGGCTGGGTCATCCGTCTGGGGACGTCCCACTGGAAGGCCCCACTTCACGCCATGGGGGCTGGCAACCTGCCCGTCCGTCGGCCCATCCAGTTGACAGGGGCTGACCGGGAGGCCCTGGCCGGGGCCGTGTCCCGGGCCTTCATCCCTCACGTCCAGAGGGCAGTCCGGGCCATGGCAGCGGGGGCCAGGTAGATGGCGGTCACCCTCGGAGAGGCGGTCCGCCAGTATGCCCTGGAGTATTTCCAAGACTCGTACAATGCCGAGCTCCTGAAGATCGACAAGGAGCGGGATGACGGGATCGTCTTGGTCCCGGTGGAATCCTGGTTCAGTTTCGAGAGGGCCGAGAGGAAGATATCCAAGGCCACCATGGAGGTATTCACGCCTCCTGTCACGGACGCCGGGTCCTTCCCGATCTGGTTCAGGAACGTGGGGGCCTACACCGCGGGGGTGAAGGACACCCTGGCTTTCGACCAGATCCTGGAGGTCATCGTATCCCACCGGCCAGTCCTGGACGGCCTGGACGCCGCGGTGGGCGGGAACGAGGCCAACACCAGGAACAGGTCGGACAGCTACGCCGCGGCCGTCGCCAGGCTGGTCAGGAACGATCCCAGGCTGGGGTCAACAGATTCAGGGGCCAGGACGATTGTGGCCGTCCCGTTGGGTTACACTGTAGCCCACAGCGAGGGCCGGAACAGGTACGAGATGGTCCGGTTCCAGTTTCGGGTGAGTGTAGCTGAATCGGCCACCGGGGAGGACACCGTGGGAGGTGGTACAGTACCGGTGGCCCTACAGGATCAGGTGTTACCGGCCTAGGGCCGGAGGAGGACCGAGGCCATGGCCATCATTCGAATCGGGAAATCCGTTGTGGGGATCAAGCCGGAGACCGTGGCCGATCACACCTACAACGAACCCGCCGCCGCCGAGGCCTTCCCGGCCTTCGATATCCAGTTCTCCCCGGACGGGGAGCTTTTCAAGAACCCCGAGGCCACGGGCCACTACGGGAAGCTGGCAGGGGTCCCGGGCGCGGGCCTGGGCCAGATCAGTTTCAAGGTAATCATGAGGGGGATGGGGAGCGTGGCGGACGTCCCGCCCCACTTCAACCAGGCCCTCATGGCCGCGGGCCTCTCGGAGACCATCACCGGGGCCACCAATGTGATCTACAAGCCCGCCTCCAGCTTCGACGGGAACGGGACCACGGGCAACCCGGCCATCTCCTACTCCGTTTGCGCCTGGCACGATGGCATCAAATACGCCATCAAGGGGGCCGCGGGGAACGTGGTATTCACCTGGACCATGGGCCAGGGCGTAGAGGCGGCCTTTACTTTCTCCGGGGCCTACGTGGACAACGAGGACGAGGCCGTCCCCACCCCGGTGACCGTGTCCAACGAGGTGGCCCCGACCTTCCTGGATGCCGGGTTCTCCGTCCTCGGGGATGAGGTCTGCATCGAGTCGTTCTCGGTGGATATGAACGGGGTCCTGGCCCGGATCGTGTGCGCCAACGATGCCAACGGGGTCAAGGGATACGCCATCACCGACCGGACCATCCAGGGGACCATGAACCCCAACCAGGAACTGGTGGCGGACAAGGACTTCCTGGGAGAGTGGCGGGCCGGGACGGTCGGAGCCTTGCTCCACGCCGCCCTCGGGGCCGCCACGAATCAGATCACGTTCAACGCCCCGGTGGTCCAGTACGACACCCCGGGGGTCGGTGATCGAGAGGGTATCCAGATCCTGGACATCCCCTTTTTCATCAACATCGCGGGGGCCGGGGCCGAGGGCTCCGACTTCTCGCTGACCTTCAGCTAGACGCTACAGACGCAAGGTGGGCCGGGGTGGGGATAGTCTCCATCCTGGTCCCAAATACCACCCACCAGTAACGGAGGACCCTATGTCCTACAGGTTCAACCTGGCGGTTCCGGACGAGGACCGCTGGCGATTCGAGACGTTCACAGACAAGGGGGGCTCCATGCAAGTGGAGCTTTTCTCGCCCAACTCGGACGAGTACCTCCAGTTCTCCAGCCAGTTCAAGCTCCACACCCATGAGGCGGACTGGGACGGAGCTCTCCGGTTCATGGCCGAGAAGTTCTTCCGGGACTTCGTGGGGGCCGAGGGCCCCGAGGGTCCCATCGAGAACACCCTGGAGAACCGTGTGGCCATCCTGAAGGCCAACCGGTCCCTGTTCGATCTGGTGTTCATGAAGATCCGAGAGGCCCCGGGTATCGAGAACGGAAAAAACTGAGACAGCGGGACCGCCTCCTCCGCTGGGCGGTCCCGCTCCTGAAGGCCAAGCCGGGGGTGATCCCGGACGACCACTCCCGATGCCTCCGGGCCCGAGAGGTGGACCGATGCCTGAAATGCCAGGCGGACGGAAGGCTCCGGCCCACGGACCTGACCGTGGTCTGGTTCCTTCAGTATGTCCAGGACCAGGCGGTGACGGTGGTACCCTTCGCCACCCAGGACAAGAAGATACACAAGGCCCCTCGGATGGAGGGGTGGCTGGCCTGGGCCGACGTCCTGGGGATCCCCCAGGGCCCACGGGAATGGCTTTTCACGATGACCAGGGCCCTGTGGCTGGCAGTGGAGGAGGGGACACAGATAGGCCATCTGTTAAGGCTCCCACCGGACGATCCGAGATTTCAGGAGTAGGCCATGGGTGAAGGTGGAAGGGTTCCGGGAGTCTTTTTCGACTTCACGGTGGACACGGATGGCCTGGACACCCTCCGCCAGTGGGAGAGCCAGTTCTCATCTGTGGGGTCTGCCGCCGAGGGGGCGGCCGGGGCCGTCACCACCTCATTTGATGGAGTAGGGGCGTCCGTCGAGGGGGCCGGGGACGCCGCCGAGGACGCCTCTAAGCAGATCGAGGACGCCTCGGACGCCACCAAGCAGGCCGGGGACTCCGCCGATGCCACCACGTCCAAAATGGACGCCTTGGGGCAGGCCGGGGAGGAGCTCGGCGGGCCCTTCGGTCGGTTGGTCCGGACCTTCCAGAATGCCAAGAAGTCCCTGGCATCCGTCAAGGCCGCCGCCGCCTCCGCCGGGATCTCTCTCAAGACCCTGGCCGTCGTGGCCGTCGGGGCCGCCGCCGCCGTGGTCGGGATCGTGGTGGCCGTCAAGGCTGCCCGGGCTGCCATGGCGGGCCTGGCGAAGTTCACCGCGGATTCCACCATCAAGGCCGGGGCCTACCGGGCGGAGGTGGCCAACTTGGCCGCCACCCTCAAGGGCCTGGGGATCAACACCGACGAGACCAGAAACTCCATGCTGGACTACGCCGATGAGATCGCCATTGCAACGAACCTAACGAGGGAGCAGGCCAGGGCGGCCCAGGTCCTCGGGCTGAATATGGGGGCCTCCGCGGAACAGGTCAATGACCTGGCCCTGGCGGCGGCCAATATGGCGGCGGCCAACCCGCTTATCGAGTCCGCGGACCAGGCTATCCGACAGATCGCCAAGACCCTCGGAGGTATGTCCGGAGAGATCGGGGAATTGATCCCCGAAGTGGTCGAACTGACGGCCGAGGAGCGGAAACAGGGAATCGTAATTGACCTGATAAACGAGAAGTACGCCGGTTTGGCGGTGGCCCTCGGCCGGACACTCCCGGCCGCCATCCAGGAAACTCAGGATTCATTCGACAGCCTCCAGGAGGCCATCGGCGGGCCGTTCTCCGAGGTCCTGGAGATCCTCCTAAACGAGGGAATCAACCCCCTGATTCGGGAGTTCACCACCGCCACCGAGGGGGCGGACCTGTTCCGTGTGGCCGTGTTCCGCCTCGGGATCGCCATGGCCAGGGAGGCCGAGAAGGCCGTGGCCCTTGGCCAGGGGATAGCCCTCCTGGGTGTCCTCATGAGGCAGGCCGGGGCCAACGAGACCCTGGCGGCCCTCAACTCTGTCCGGGATAGGCTCCAGGCGATCCAGATCGAGATGGCGGCCATAGCGGTCCTCGGGCCGGACTTCCTGGCCAGTAGCCTCGGGGAGGGTGATACCCCCGAGCCTCCGGCACCCACGGAGGCGGCCCCGGCCCTGGGCTTTGGCCTGGATGAGATCATCAAGGGCCCGGCCGAGCTTGCCAAGTTCTCCGAGGCCATAAGCCGGGCCGCGGCGGACGTCAAGGAGCTTGGTCTGGACCAGGCGGATGTCACCATTGTTGGAAAACAACTCATAGATACCATCACGGATCAGATCCGGGAATACCAGGACCTGGGATTCGAGACCTCTGCGGCGGACGAGGCCCTCCAGGCCTTCATGGAGACGCTACAGGTCTACGCCACGGACGTAGGCCTACTAGCCACCCAGGCCACCGCCAGCCATTTCCAGACCGTCATGGCCCTCAGGGAGGAACTGACCCTCCTCCAGGAGCAGGGCTTCGAGATCACGGATGTCATGCTGGACCAGGCAGACGCCATCGCAGAGACTGCATCCCAGATGGAGCTCTACGCCCAGGGTGCAGAACTGGCCGTGGGGGTCTCCCATGACCTGGCGGCGGCCTTTGTCCAGCAGGCCTTGGCCAGCGAGAAGTCCGGCAAGAATGCGGTGAAGGCCGGGAAGCTCATAATCTCCGCGGTCCTCAAAACCGTGGCCCAGATCGCCACAATCAAGGCCACCGAGTCTATAGCCACCGGGCTCCTGGCCCTGGCCCAGAAGGACTATGCCGGGGCCGCCGCCGCCTTCGGGGCCGCGGTCCTGTGGGGCACGTTGGCCGGGGCCGCCTCTGGTGCAGCCGCCGCCGTGGCCTCCAGCGAGTCGGAGCCGGAACGTCCGGCGGTGGTCACCCAGCAAGAGCAGGCTGGACCCCGGCCGGTGTCCGGTAGCACAGGGGCCGGGTCGGCCATCCCCGAGGGCTCGATCCTGGTTAACCAGACGGGACAGGAATTCCAACCGGCCGCCACCGCCTCGACCATCATTATCCAGGCCTTCGATGCCCAGAGCGTACTGGACAAGATCGAGACAGATTCAGACTTCAGAGAGGCCCTGGGGGTGGCCCAGGCTATCGAGTTCCAGGAGGCCTGACCATGGCTGGAGTTCTGACACCGAGCCTTCGGACGCTGGGGTTCTCCCATGCCGTCCCCTTTCCACAGACCGAGTCCGACTTCCAGGTGGTCCGGGAGCGGTTCCCGACCGGGGAATCCCAGGCATGGATCAACGGGGCCGGGGTGGAGCTTCGAGCCTGGAGCCTCCCCTATGGCCTGACCAAGGCCAACTTCCTGACCCTCAAGGCCTTCTGGGATGCCAGACAGGGGGAGTACGAGGTCCATTACTGGGACGATCCCTTTAGCGGGGAGGATGACATCAAGGTGGCCTTTAGCCCTGGCCAACAGCCCAGATGGAACCGGCGGTGGGTCAACTGGGGTGAGGTAACCCTGACAATTATCGAGGTGGCCTGACCTATGCCCAGAGAGACCCTCGACGCGGCCATTGTGACCGCCATTAGGGCGGCCCAGGCTGGTCAGTTCAACCAACTGGTTCGGATCAAGGATCCACTGGGAGGGACAACCGGGGAGCTTTCCGCCTCCGGAGTGGACAGCTACGCTCCCAGGACCCAGGGGGCGGACAAAGAGTGGGGCCTCGGGGCCTTCACCTGGGACGGTGGACCCATCGAGGCCAAGGTCCTGGAGAGGTCGGACGTCCGATTCCGCGCCGACGGAGAGGGGGAGGTGACCCTGACCATCCTGGCGGCGGACTCCACCACCCCGAATCCTCAGTCCTTCATCGCCGCCGACGTGGTCCTCCTGGTGGTCCAGCCTGGCACGTCCAACGAGGGGGCGATATTCCGAGGCCGTGTCTCCCAGGCTGGCTCTGGGAAGGGAGACGTTGGGACCATCAAGCTCCGCTGTAGGGGATACCTCTCCTCGGCCTCGGACTCGATCCCCAAGTGGAACACCGGGGCCCTGTGTCAGTTGAAGTTCCGGGGGGCGAAGTGTGCCCACACCAGCATGGCCACGGCCTCGGCCAGTGGCCCAGGGAAGTCCCACACCGTGGACGACACCTCCAACATGGTGGCGGGCCGGTTCGTGATCGGTGACCCCAACGGGACGCCACACCCCGTGGAGATCGACACCGTAGACACGGGGACCACCTGGACCAGTGTGGAGGATACCGAGTTCCAGGCGGCCGATCCGGTGGCGTATGGGGACTGTGACCGGACGTTCCAAGACTGTGTCCTTAGGCTCCAGACCCACCGGTACAATGGCTTCCGCGGGGTCCTCCTGATCGTGGACTCCACGAGTCCGATAGACTTCGGCCAACCGCCCCTGTCAGACAACCCCGTGACCTGGAACCCCGGGGAGGCCAAGCCGGACGTTCCCCTCCCGGTCAATTACCAGATCGAGCAATACACCGGGGCGATCAACCCATCCGCGGAACTATCCGTGGGTGAACAGGAGATTTTCGAGGAGAACCCGGTCCCCTACTGTTACGGCCGGGTGACCGTGCCCCTGGTCCCCGTGGAGCGCCACCTCCTCCTGGCCAACCCAGGTGTCCCCGACGAGGATCGGGAGTATGCCGTGGGGTTCTACGTGATCGGGGCGGGCCCCATCGAGGACATCCGGCGAGTATTCACTAAGGAGAGGATCGTCAAGAATGACGACGGATTCGGTGGTGAGTCGATCAACGGGGACGAGGCCTACTGGAGGGACGGGAGCCTAGGGGTGGACTCCGAATACGTCCTAGCCGACTGGCAGGCCGACCGCCTGGTGGCCGCCTCCGCCGCCAACGACCGGGCCATGAAGCTCACCATCCAGGAACGGGACTTCATGTCCAACACCGGGACCACCTACTCCGGGGCGGCCATGCTGAAGTTCCTGATCCCCATCGGGAACGGCCAGGGGACTGTCTCCGTGGAGGGGCCGGACGACCTCCCGGACCTGTTCGCGGACATCGAGGGCCGCCTGGTCCAGGCCTACACCTCCCTGGGGGCCACGGACGGGGCCGCCGCCTGGACCAATGGCCGGAACCCCGTCTGGGCCCTCCTGGACGCCCTCCTGGACACCGACCTGGCCGGGGTCCCCTCGGACCTCATCAAGTGGGCCGACTGGAAAACCGCTGCCGACAAGTGTGCGGTCCTGATCCAGAATGACGGGATGAAGACAGCCATCCGGACCACGATGGGGACGCCTCTGGAGGTCATCCCGGTGGACGGCCTCGACGGGATAGCCCCCGGGGACACCCTCCACCTACCGGGCCCCACCACCAGGGTGGCCGAGTTCACCGACCTTACCGGGGCCCAGATATTCCTGGACTCCGCCATTCAGTTGACAGCGGGGGACGTGGTCCAGGCGGAGAGGCCCAGGTATACATTCAACTATGTAATGCGGCGGCGGACCAAGCTCTCCTCGTTCATCAAGATTGCCCTCTCGTCCTGTAATGCCCACCTCTACATGGACGGGGAGGTCCTCGGGATCAGGGTCATGGATGGAATCTTCAACGGGGACCCGGGGATCCTGTCCACGGACGCCGGAAGATTGATGCCCAGGTTCCTCCGGAACACCTTCAGGCTGGACCGGGGGGTGGCCTTCAGCCGCCAGCATAACGTGGTAGAGGCCCGCTACAACCGGGGCAATACCATGCTGAACAAGAAAGGCCAACTCACCGTCGTGGATGCCGATGCCGGGGGCCATGACATCCCGAAACGGACCAAGCTGGACTTTCCCGCGGTGAACACCTCGGAGCAGGCCCTTAGGTGTTGCCTCGGCAGGATGTCCCGGTTGATGCCACTGGAGAACGGAGAGGGCCAGAACGATAAGGGGGCCTCCCCGTTCCGCGGAAAGACCCTGATAAACGGCCTTGAACTGGCAATCGGGGACTATTTCGATGCCGTGGAGGACATCACCCTACCTGGCGGGCCCACCATCGCGGCCCCGAATGCCCTCCCCGACCTGGAGGCCTGGGTCAGGCCGGACTTCGGGATCACCGGGGACCCGGAGGTGACCGCCTGGGAGATGAAGGCCGGGGCCGCCGCGGCCTCGATCTACACCAGGGCCGGGACCGGGCCCCAGTTGAAAAAGAACATTGCCACTATCGGGGGCCACGA